ATTCTCCTTTTAAAATTTTGGTTCGTATGTTTGTCCATCATCAATTAGTTTTTTATAGTGGTCTAGTTGATGTTGGATAAAAGAAATGTCATCAATATGACCTTCCCACTCTGCGTCACTTAGTAATCTATGATATTTTTTATATTCAGTATAAATACATAATAAATTACCATCTTCTTTCATTTTACTTATAACTGATTCGTTTACATCTGATAAACTACACATCATTTTTTCCTTTGCTAAATTGTATAATTAGTTTAGTGATAGGATAAGAAAAGTCAAGATGGATTGACACATTTCACTATCGTAATGTAATATTAAATAAAACAAGGGAACAAAATGGAAAATTTGTTAGAAGAAAAAATAGCTCTTGAGCACCTTTGGACTAAAATGTATAAGCATAATGGAGTGTACACAAATCAGATGGTATATCTTGATAAAGCTTTGTCAAACATTAGAAAAAAGATTATAGTCCACGATCAAGAAACTATGAAGACAAGACACCATAATCAGATAAACGATTAGATAGTTTCTCCGAAATTATCACCTATCGCAACGTCTACTTTCATTGGAACTAGAAACTCCACACAGCCCTCCATCTCACTCTTTATAAGCTCTATATCCTTTTTATCCTTAATACTAAAACACAATTCATCATGCACTTGTAGTAACGGTATGTGACCTATTTTAGCACAATTTAATATTGCTTGTTTAACTTGATCAGCACTACTACCTTGTATTAATCTATTTAGTGCCTTGTATGTAAAAGCTCTTTTAATATTTTTTTGACCGTACTTTGCTGAAGCATTTTCAAATCTTTCTGGTGTATGTACACCCCAATCTTTTGGTTCCCACATATCAAAGCGACACTTTCTTCCAAGCTTAGTGCGAATCACTCCTTCATTATTTGCCTTCTCTGAACACTTATCTGCAAGTTGTTTTAAGAATGGTACCTTTCGATTATATTTATTAACAAGTAAAGATGCTTCATCAAAAGTTAACCCTAACATATTAGCTAACTTATTTTTACCCATACCATACATCAAACCTAAACTAATTGCTTTTGCACTTTTTCTATCGATGCCACAAATGTCTGCTACTGTTTGATGAAAGTCTGCTTCACTATCTTTATAAGCTTGAACTATTTCTTCAGCTCCGTCATAACCAATTGCTTTACCATAGTGGACAGCGATGCGTGGTTCTTGTTGCGAGTAATCTAAAGCAACCCACTTCTCACCTTCTTCTGGTAAAAACAATCCTCGTATCAAAGCACCGTATTCTTTATTACGAGCTGGTAATTGTTGTAAGTTAGGATTGTTCATAGATAACCTACCACTAACCGTACCACCGTTATCACTTCGTAGTTGGTTTATCTCACCATGTATTCTACCTTTGTGTGTATACTTTAAAATACTATTAATAAAAGTGTTATGAAATTTATTTAATTCTCTAGCGTTAACAATAAGCTTTGATATGTCGCTTTTATTTTCGTTTAACCAAGCTTGTGTAAAACTAGGTTCATTAGTTTTAGCAGTGCGTGGATAGTCTACACCTAGTTTATCGTATGCAGTTGCTATACTTCTAGCTGCCCATATATCAACATCTTTACCCACCATTTTATGGATAGATTGTAACGCTTCTTTTTCTTTTGTTTTAAAAGTTTCTTTTAATTTCTCAGCACCTTCTACATCTACTCTAATACCTCTTCTTCTCATCTCTATTAAGTGTGGTAGTAAGTCTCTTTCTAACTGCCAGATAGTTCCAAGGTTCTGTTTACTTATTTCATGTTTAAATCTTTTCCATAAGTCATACGTGAGACGTGCATCTTCTTGAGCATAAAATCCCACACTCTCCGAGGGTAGTTTCCACATCTCTGACTTTGGATCTACACCGTATAAGGAAGCACTCTCTCTTAAATCTGTCTCAGCTTTTATCTCACCAAGATACTCTTTTGCTAATGCGTTGAGGGAGTAACTATATCTATTCTCATCTAACAAGGCACCAGCGATCATTGTATCTACAATCTCACCGTTTATTTTTATTCCATAAGCTTGTAACCAACCTACATCATACTGAGCATTGTGAAATATTTTACGACAAGGTAAGGCACAAATATCATGCATGTATTTTAACACCTGTTCTTTAATTAAATTACCACCACCTAAATGACCAAATGGATAGTAAGCACTAAAAGATTCTGTAGCTATTGCTATACCAATTATCTGACCTTTACCCATAGCCCAACCAGCTCCAAGACCGTTGCTAATTCCATCGTCTCTTGTTTCTAAATCAATAGCTATTTCTGTAGCACTAGATAAATCTTTATACTCTATTGGTGGAGACCACATTGTTTTCTTTTGTAATGGAAATACTAATTGCATTATGAGTAATCCCTTTCTAGTATCATCTCACAATAATGAATAGCTTTTAAGATATCTTCTTTCTTACCTTTCTCAGGATGTCTACAAATATATTTTATTACATTACCTTCAGCAAATTGTAATTTATTTTTATTTATAAACTGCGATGGTTGTATTGCAAATTTTTTATAATGTGCACTACCTTTGTCCCATATATTTGATTTCATCTTTACCCTTTTTTTTTAGAACTTCTTTGTCATAATCTAACTCAGCTACCGTTTTCAGTGTAAATCCATCTCTCAATAAGTCAAACAATTTGTTTTCTACATCAGTTTTCGTGGGTCGTGATTTAAATTCCATTCTGTAATTAATTTGATACTTACCCATTATAATACTCCTGAATTTTGTAAGCCTATGATTGTATAAATCAAAGTGTATATTAATAAAAATTCCATTACTCTCCTCCTAAAGGTATGTTATAAACTTCTCTTATTTTTTTTAAAAGTTTTAAACTTGGGTTATATCTATTAGCTACTAAATTTATTATGTGTGTAGATGACACACCTAAATCAGAAGCCATTTGATGTACATCTATTTTTTTATCTTCCATTATTTTTTTTAAATTCATATATATTTCCTTTCTTTTTTTGTTTCTCTTTGGGGTAATAAACCTCTACATAACTTCCACATCGAGGACAAGATAAATTAGTAACGATACTATAATCTTTATCACCTTCAATATCATGATCACCTCCCCAAATTAATTTAGTATGACAGTGCCAACAATTCATTTACCCTCCTTAATATAAGTTAAATAGTCTACACCCATAGGATAGTTATACCTATAGTCTGTTCCTAATAAATGTAATCTTTTCTTAGCTCTTGTTACCCCAACATAATACACCTTACGTTCTTCTGACTTCTCTTGAGGGTTTTTATTTTGAAAGGAAGAGATCCAATTTGTTTTTGAATACAGTAGTACGTTGTCAGCTTCACCACCTTTTACTGAATGAATAGTATCTATAATAATTTGTGGGTCTTCATTTAATGTCTTCTGACCGTATCGTTGTAACAACCTTACAAAGTATGTTACCTGTGGCGTATGAAAGTTTCTTTTTAAAATGTCGTACCAAGGTTTACTGTAAGCTTCGTCACTTAACTCTAAACCACACCAGTCAATCAAACCATCAAAGTCATACTCTTGTGTATCTGGTAAGTTAACCCAAAACTTTACAGAACGATACGAGCTATCTTTTATCTCTCTGATGTACTTAAACATATTCTCTGCTTCGTGTTTCGTGATACTTTTGCCTTTACTAATCTTTGTCCAACTTACTATAGCTTCCCATTGTTTTTTATCAAAAGATTTATTACCACGATTATCAGCAAAATATAAACCAGCATCTTTTGCCATCATTCGTAATTCATTTACCACAGAGTTTACTCTACCTAATATGTACCATGTACCTTCTAAGTTTAAAGGAACTTCTCTAAAATTAAGATATCGTTTTACATAGCTTTCTTTATCAGATGGATAGTATTCTTTCTCTAAACTATTAATGATACCTTTACGAATTATCTGTGAGAATTTATAGATAGATTCACCAAACCGTTTTGTTTTTCTAAGAATTACTTTACGACCAGGAAAGTATGTAGTGAAGTATCGGTGGTCACTTCCATTCCATCCATAGATACTTTGGTCATCATCACCAGCTATAATTATTCTATCTACGTTATCCACCATCTTATATATCAAAGACCACTGTAGTGGTGTAAAGTCTTGTGCCTCATCCAATATCAAAAGTTTAAGTTTAGGAAAGTCTACTTCATCAATAGCTCTAGATATCATGTCAGTAAAATCTATAAAGCTATCTTTCTTATAGTGCTCGTAAGTAGAAATCTTTCTTAAATAAATATCTAAGGA